CCCAGATATAAGAGTTTTTCCCATAATAGCATGAGGTATCATTCCAGCTTCAGCACCAACAAAATTTCCTGGAATCTCTTGTAATTCTCTCAACCATTCTTCATGATCTGATAGTAAAACAGTTTGCATAGCTCCTTTCATTGACGAATCTCCAGCAATATGGAATCCGAAAATAACTGGAGCTTTCCCATCTTGAATAACAGGTGCCATACATGCTCCAACAACTGATAAATCCGATTTGTAGGAACCACCACGAAATTGTTTAAAAACATGGCCTTCCATACCAAACTTAACATTGACACTATCCTCACACATTCCCTCAGTTTGTCTCACAATCATCTTAGCAAGAGCATTACCCTCGGGGTACGTTGTAGGTAACCATTTACTCAGTGTTGGCACATCTGGACACTTCGCTATATTCACAACAACTAAGTCCAAATCAGTAAAAACGCAACACCTTTCATCGATTGCTTGCTCAAAAAGTGTACCAGGGGTAGACCCTTTAGATACACTGATGCGCATGCGTGAATGTCGAGGGGTTGTCATATCACCAGCCGTATGGAAGCAATGTGCAGGCATCCACAAAACTCCTTTTTGGGGAATGACCACATTAGTCTTCGATGTCGAACCATCTGGACGAGTGATAGTTGCCATACCTACATTCTTCTGGATCTTTTGCACCAACTGAGAAGTGCTTGCGTGTTTAGAATAGTCCTGTTTCCCAACTACTATGGAAGATTTCTTGAGAAAACCAAACCAACCGGGATCTTCTACTTTCTCTTCAGTCACGGTAGCCGAATTAGGCTCTTTCGTTTCAAACCACATCTTCGCAAGACGCAATCCTACGATAATACCCGCTACTGCTAACGCACCTTGTTTGTACTTACTACCATTTCTCCTGTCTTCAATATCAACCTGGATGGCATCTCGACGCTGCGTATACTCACGTTGGTAAGCTTCACAGCGTGCCCAATAATGGCCATATAAACCAAGGGTGGTAACATAACCAGTGAAAAACGACATTCCACACCAGTCCTTCCTATCCTTAATCCCAGAGATCACCATAGCTGTCGCAGTAGCCATTGCCACTCTCTTAAACCAAGGCTTAACATCATACAATGCTGCATTAGCCTGCCACCTGTACACGCAATACTTGAAAGCCTCTGTGTTATATATACAGGTTGGTGTAAAGGCTATCAAAGCTGGTGTGACATTGCTAGATATAGCTTGGGACAATTCGTCTGACAAGTATTTAGTCGTCATCTTCCTAACTGGACTAAAACCAAGCAAACTGGTGAAGGTTCCAAATGGTGTCCAAATATTGGCAAAAGTCTTTTTCACAGACTCAGTTAAAACATTAGATACGAAATCACTTGCCAATTCCACTGAGTGAGGTTCTAACTTCTTAATATCTTCAAGGCTATCAGCTTGTCTCAACTGATGCTCCAAAAACTCCTCGATGTCAGAATCACAAGGTCCCTTAGAGGATTCTACTGATTTGGTATCAGTTTCATCCACGTCCATCACCGTGATTGGAGATGCAGGTTTAGGACCGTGTGGAACACGCGTAACAATACTCATCGGTTTATGGAAGTCAGGTTCTACACACCTGCAAATTCCCTTAACCAATGAACATTTGTGACAGCTCTCCGCCTTGTCAAACTCGGCAGATCGTTTGATCACCGAATATTGATCCGCCTTATGTTTCTGGGCATAATCCACCAAAACTCGAAGATATGTATACAAATCCAAATCCTTACATACTATCAACTCGCCGTCAATAACAACCTTGTAAGGATGAAACTCATGCTTTTGTTGACAAGGAGCTATGGGGACCAACACACTTTGATCAATGGACAATAACCAAACATCCTTCGTGAGATCGGTATTCTTGAGCTCCGGATGAGATTGGTCTAAAGCCACTGAACCTGGTTTTCTGAATTTTGGTTTAACAGCCACTCGTGTGTGCAAAAGTCTGGACAAAGACGCCTCAGGGACATTAGTGTACAGATTCACAGAATAATCTGTGTGGTTAGAAGTAATTACTCCCACCTTAAAATCAACAAATACGACTCCTTTGGACGCCAGTTCCGCCTTCACTGCTGTAGTCGCCATGTTGTTAAAAAATTTGATTATTATGTCTGTGGGACTAGTAATACAAAAAGCAGCTTTTCCATTACCAAGATCATCTAGAAACACTCCAAGTATATCAGATGTCATTGTGGAATCGTACTTATCAAACATATCCTTTGAAATAATACGAGTGGTGTCATAAGGGAAATCCATGGCCTCAAGCAATGTCCGCATCACTATTTTAGCCAACGTGGATTTACCAACACCAGAGGGCCCTGTCAAGCCCTTTCCAAGGGGCCTAAAGCGTATAGCCGTATTCCTGCGCTTAGCTATTATCCTCTCCTTAATACTCTGAAGGATGCTATAACGCTCGACTACCCACAAGCTCAAAGAAGAATTGGCCTTGCTTTTACGAAAATATTCGCATGTGGATATTAACTCCTCAACTTTTTTCTCGAAAGCTCCAATCTCTCCTCTGTTACCATTCAATACTGCATCAGCAGAAGACACAATCTCTGTATAATCAGTATTAAATTTTTCCAATCTGTTATCTGAAAAGAACAAAGGTTCCAAAGATTTCTCCTCGATAATCCTGTGTCCTGTAACAGATGTCCACTCAAACACATCTATGACAGCATCTATAAGACTCACTGCACATATTTGCTTCTCAATTGCCGGCAAGGAAAACATCTCGAATCCTGAAATGGTCCATTTGACTCCATTAATCTCACACACAGTCAAAGATATGGCTGCGGATATTAACCATGCAATCTTACCGAAAATTGAATTCGTCTTCAACAAAGTCCATCGTTGCTTGATATCACCAATATTCCATGCCATAGGTTGCTTGGTTTTGTCAATCTTGTCCATCTTTTTAAAAATGTACCTAGAAATGCTACGGGATGTATTTGACTTAATATACGCTACTAAAGCCACCACTACATCTGTAGTATCATTAGCTCGTGCTGCTTGATATAACAGCACTACGAGACTTTCCAAAGCAGACATCCATTTGTCCGATGCTTCCATTCCTTCCACCTCACTGATAGATGCTAACAGATCCATTAATCCAGGATCATCATCTTCATCTCCATCAGCATTTTTCTCCTGTGCAGGAGAAGTGTCATCATCACCTACATGTGGTTCCGCACTTGCGTGAGGACGCAACATAGCATCATCATCTATTGTGCACATACAATCTTCAAACTCGCGACCACAATCACCGCAATAATCTATAGTCGAATCTGTATCTGAAGAAAATTCCCGACCGCATGCTCCATAACATGCACATAATGCACAAACGGGGCAATATTCGGGCGAAAATCTGCACAACCTGTGACACACGTGAGTTGGGCTATCATGAGGACACTCGCAGTATACCTCATCACATGAGCGACAATATATGTTTGGATTGTCCTGATTGCACGTGAGACACCAACTGTGATCACCATATTGGTCATCAAACCATTCGCATCTGCAAAACTCACTTTCGCAATGGACACAAATGGGGAGATCTTCTTCCTCATCAGAAGATTCATATTCATCTTGTTGACCGTTAGGCATCTCATATAAATGAGGTACCATACAATCACATTTATTCACGGGGGCTAAACCGGAGGCGCTTTCCAAGGCGCTAGCAACGTCAGTTGTAATCTTTTCGTTTTGATCTGTAAACTGACTTGTCATATTTCTCAGGGTGGCAGAGAAACTCGAAAACGGCTTCTCTACCGGGTGCCTCGCAAGGCGGGGTCCGTTTAACAACTGGATAGTTGGAATCTTATTCAAAGCAAAAGATTTATTTTCAGAAATCTATAAAACTGTGTTTTTTAAGTATATTTCAAATCAT